TAGCGGTTGGGGTGCAAGCGCAAACCGCGTGAGCATACACACGGTCACAGTTGCGATATGGTAAAACTATTACAGACACTTAAGGAGTAACAATGGCAACAAGCACATATCTCAGCAACCCGAAAGTCGAAGTCGGGGCCAGTAGCGGTTCAGTCGTAGATATCACCGACCAAGTTTCATCATGCGTCGTCAATTACAACGTCGAAGCACTTGAGGACACAGCGTTCGGTAGCACCGCAAGAACGAACACCGCAGGCTTGCAATCAAACAGCGCAACGCTCACTTTGTACGCGTCGTATGCGTCGTCAGAAAGTTACGCAACATTGTCGGCACTTGTCGGCACAAAATGTTTTATCCGTGTAACCCCAGTCGACGCAGCACTTAGCGCAACAAACCCCGGTTTTGAGTTAACAAACACATACTTGGGCGCGTTGCCAGTTGTCAACGCAACTTTAGGCGAGTTGTCAACCTATGACGTCGAGTTCATGGGTGGCACATACAACGCTGACGTAACCCCATAACACGTGCCATAACTGGCCGAGAACAGGACAAGCACAATGAGACTAAAACTAAAAGTTGATTTAGCCGACGGTCAAGGCCCAATCGAGTTAACAACCAACATGTTTGTTATCTGCGAATGGGAGCGAACCGAGGGTCGCAAAACAAGTGACGGCAAAGGTATTGGATACAGCGATCTAGTTTGCTGGGCATACCATTTGTTAAAACTACGCGGCGACAAAATGCCGGCAACATATCGCGAATGGGTACGAGAAAACCCAAACATGCTTATTGAGGCGATTGACGAGACAGACCCAAACCTTACGGCGTAGGCAGTTACCGACGGCAACTAGCAGAACTGTTAGTTGCAACAGGGTACTGGCCTACGAATATCGAGTTTGACACGCGCGACCTACACACGGTGATTACAGTATTAAATAAGCAAAAGAGGTGACGCGCATGCCAGTTAAAACAAGTTGTGAGGTGGTCGGCGTTAAACAGGCGATTAACAATTTGGGCAAGATTGACAAACAGTTGCAAAAAGATTTTAAGGCTGACGCGACCGCTATTGCACAGCCAGCCATTAACGCGGCTAAAGCGGTTTACAAAAGCGTGCCGTTGTCAGGTATGAAATACAAATGGCAAGAACAAGGTCGCACGCGCGCTAATTTTCCGTTTACAGTTGCAAAAGCGGTTGCAGGGGTACGCATGAGATTTGACACTCGACGCAACGCCGTCGGCGTAATTCTGATTGAGCAAAAAGACCCGGCGGCAGCGATCTTTGAGACAGCAGGTCGCGCTAACCCAAACAAGTTAAACACAAGTTTGCTGTTTGTAGGTTTACCAGTCAGCCCCGGTCGCACTCGACTGATCGGGCCAGCCGTCTATAAAGCACGTCGCGGTATCGAGGCAGAGATGACAAAGATGATCGTTAAAACTATTACCACCGTGCAAAAGGATATTTAGTTATGGCGCTATCTATCCCGATCATTAGTGAGTACGACGGCAAGGGCATCAGCAAAGCGATCAAAGAATTTAAGCAACTTGAGACCGCAGGCGAAAAAGCACAATTTGCAATCAAAAAAGCAGCGCTACCAGCAGCCGCGGCACTTGCTGGTTTAGCGGCAGCAGCAGGCCCAGCGATATCGGCAGCGTCAGACCTTGAGGAAAATTTAAGCAAAGTCAACGTTATTTTTGCTGACGGTGCAAAAGAAATAGAAAATTTTGCTAAAACGGCGGCAACATCATTAGGTCAATCACAAAACGCCGTTTTGCAAGCGGCTGGTACGTTCGGCACGTTCGGTAAAGCGGCTGGTTTAGGGGGTTTAGAACTTGCAAAATTTAGCAACGATTTTACGGCTCTTGCTAGCGATCTTGCGTCGTTCAATAACACTAGCCCTGAGGAAGCAATTAACGCGATTGGCGCAGCATTACGAGGCGAAGCAGAACCTTTGAGGCGATTTGGTGTTTTGTTAGATGACGCAACTCTTAAAAGCGCTGCGCTTAGTTTGGGAATTTATGAGGGTAGCGGCGCTTTAACCGCACAACAAAAAGTGCTTGCGGCGCAAAAAGTTATATTTGAGCAAACGACTGACGCACAAGGCGATTTTGCTCGAACAAGTGACGGTTTAGCAAATAGTTCACGAATACTTAAAGCACAATTAGCCGATCTGCAAGTAGAAGTCGGTAAAGGTTTGTTGCCAGTTGTGCAAGCAATTTTGCCACCACTAAAACAATTTGCTGCTTGGGCGGCCGAAAATCCACAACAATTTTTATTCGCAGCAAAAGCAATAGCCGCAGTCAGTAGCGCAATAATTGTCTTGAACATTGCGTTAAACCTAAACCCAATCGTTGCAATAACAAGTGCAATTATTGCATTGTCGGCTGCAATGATTTATTTAGAAAAACGCACCAACGCTTTGTCTGAAAGTTGGGGTCGATTTGGTTCAATTATTCGACTTGTGCTTGGCCCGTTATATGACGTATTTGCGTTGGCTGCCAAACTTGGTTTGATTGACAAAATAAGTTTGCCAAGTTTTACGCCAACTACGCCAAATGCACCAGTTTCAGATTTGCCCCCAGCGTTGCGATATGCACCTAAACCAATTACTACCCCGTCAATGCCGACATTGACTACGCCGATCGTTGGTGGCGGCGGTACAAGCGGCGGTACAAGCGGCGGTACAGGTGGCGGTGGCGGTGGCGGTGCTGGGGTGTCGCTCGGTGTTGCTGGTCTTGGTGGCGCGCAAATCGGCGCATTAACCACGTACGGTATGGCTGAACGTATCGCGGCACGAAACAGCGCACCCGTCACAATCAACGTCACAGGCGGTATATCGACCAGCGCCGAGATCGGGCAAAGCGTGTTAAACAGTTTGCTGGCATATCAGCGCAGCAACGGCCCACTCGATCTACAGATTGCCTAATTATGGCAGGCGTCGCGGTAGTTGCTAGTGGCAACTATGAACTAGAGATTGACACAGGGTTTGTTCAAGACGCGTTTCTGCTTGACTCAGCCACAGCAGGCGTACTTGACAATACGACTTATGTGCTTGACGGTACAACGAATTATGCGAGTGTGCTCGACGGCATAAACCAAGTGAACGTGAGGCGCGGTCGTCGTGATCAGGGCGACCAGTTCAGCGCAGGCACAATGACATTTACAATGCTTGACAATTCGAGCATTTTTATGCCGTTCGATCAAGACAGCCCGTATTGGGACTCAACGACCGCAAAGCCGGGTCTTGCACCGTTACGCAAAGTCAGATTGTCGCGATATAGCGCAACCAACGTCAAAGAGTATTTGTTTAAAGGCGTGATCGTCAATTTTGATTACAACTTTGCGTTAGGCGGTTTGGATACCGTCACCGTTTATTGTGCTGACGATTTCTATTTGCTGGCACAAACATATCTAGACGAATACAACGTGTCAGAGGAATTGTCGAGCGTTCGACTCTCGGCGATACTTGACCGACCCGAAGTTGATTTCCCGATTGGGCAACGTGATATTTCTACAGGCACTCAAACGTTGGGCGGTGCGGCCGCGTTCACAATAGAAAACGGCACAAACGTGCTTGGTTATTGCGCGCGAATTAACGAGGCCGAGCAGGGCAGATTGTTTATGTCTCGTGACGGCGACCTAACATTTCAACCGCGTATCGGCACAACGCTCGACCCAACCGTAGCCGACTTTCACGACGACGGCACAAAAATCAAATACAACGGGCTAGGCATAACATTCGAAGCCGACCAAGTAACAAACCGCGCAACCGTACAAATACTCGGAAGCAATAACCCACAGATTGCAAACGACACAGGCAGTCAGGCGTTGTATTTTATACAAACCTATTCGATCACCGACAGTTTGTTGCACAGCGACCCAGCCGCACTAGACCTAGCAACCTACCTACTAGACCCACTACCTGAACCGCGTTTCACGTCGCTAAACACAGCGTTCGCCATGATGACCAACGCTCAACGCGACACCGTAGCCACAATCGACATTGGCGACACAATCACCATTGAAAAATCATTTGCACCGGGCGCAAACCCAGCGTCTTTAGCGCAAAACCTGAGCATTGAAGGTATTGAACACACAATTAACGTCGATCGGGGGCATACGGTCACTTATTTCACCGCACCAACCACAATCGTTTACGAGTTGATACTTGACGACCCAACGTTCGGTATCATCTCAGCAGACAACGCGTTAGGGTAAAGTAGGCAGATATGACGACACCATTTCCATTTGTTGCAGGTGCAATTTTGACCGCACAGCAACTTAATGACATACAAAATTTGCCGATATCAGACAAAACCGCGTCTTATGTTTTGGTGGCTGGCGACGAAACAAAACGCACAATGATGAACAGCGCCAGCGCAACAACGATTACGGTTAACGATTCAATTTTTACAGTTGGCGACGTAATACAAGTAGCAAATAAAGGCGCTGGTACTTGCACGATCACCGCAGGCGCAGGCGTAACTATTAACACATCGGGGTCACTTGCTTTGGCGCAATACGGGGGCGGCTATTTACTTGCATTGTCGGCGTCAACTTTCAGTTTTTTTAACCTAGGGTCAGGCGCAAGTTATGGCACAGCAACGGGCGGTTCATCGTCGAGCATTACGGTCGGCGGCATAAATTACACGCTTCTAACCTTTACAAGTTCAGGCACGTTAACTGTCACTAAATCAGGTTTGTTTGATGTGCTTGTTGTTGGTGGCGGGGCGTCAGGCGGTCGACGATCAAGCGCTGATACTGGCGCTGGTGGTGGTGGTGCTGGCGGTTTAACAGAACAAACAATTTATTTGACTGCAAACCAAACGGTTACAGTTGGCGCTAAAGGCGCGGCACAAACAGGTACCAACGCTCAAGGTAACGCGGGCACAGGTTCACGGTGCGGCGCTCTTGGTGTTGGTGGTGGTGGCCCGGGTGGTGTGCGCGATCAAACGGGCAACATGGTTTTGTTAAACGCTGGCGGTAGTGGTGGCGGTGATAAAGACACAGGTGCTGGTTTGGCAGGTGTGCCGGGTCAATCAAATGCTGGCGGTCAAGGCAATCAAGCAACTTTGTCGTCTGCTGGTGGTGGTGGCGGTGGATACGGAAGCGCAGGCGGCAATTTTGTTAGCAATGTGGGTGGTGCTGGCGGTACTGGTTTTGACGCATCAAATTTCGTTGGTGGCGCAACGCTTTATGTTGCTGCAGGCGGTGGCGGCGGTTCAAACAACGCAACAGGTGGCACGGCTGGCAATTCGACGGGCGGTAACGGTTGCTCATCGGCTGGTTCAGGTAGCAGCGCAACAGCAGGCAATTACGGTTGCGGCGGCGGCGGCGGTATGGCAACAACATCAGGCGCAGGGTCTGACGGCGTCGTATACGTGAGGTTCAAATCGTGAAAAATTATTGTGCGCTACTTAACAACAATGTTGTCGTTGAAATTATTGTTGGCGATTTTGATTGGGTAACAGAAAATCTTGCAGGCGATTGGCACGACTTAGGCGGCGAACCATTAACAATCGCCGTTGGTTGGATTTACAATCCTGACACAAACGAATTTACACCACCACCAAATGAATCTGACGATGACGAGTAAAAAAATTAACAAAGCCAAACGCCAAATCGGTGACCAAACAACCAAAGGCGGCGTCATCGGAATAATGATCTACGCACTATCCACAAACAACGTAGACCCCGTACTAATCGGTTTACTCGTACCAGTCGCGTCTAGTGTGTTGGCGTGGATAAGCACAAAAATAGGCGACCCCGACCTAGCGTGCCTATTCATACCAAACGACGACGACCAAAAAAATTGACCAAACCGTACGTCGTAACACAACAACCAGTCGTAAAATCGACGCTGGCAGGCATGGCCAAATGGGTTCAATTATGTTGCAAACATTCTGACGGTGCGTTATGGAATAACGGCATATTTATGAACCGTGACATGACAAACAAACCCGGCGTTATCAGCAACCATGCCCGATCATTGGCAACCGATTTGTCGTATCGTTGGCAAGCGCAACGCAATCGCGGCGTTAAAGACGGCCGCAAACAATCGCTGGCATATATAAACAAATTGTTGCAAAACGCCAACACGCTCGGCATACAACTTGTAATCGACTATGCGTTGAAACGATCTTGGCGGTGCGATCGCGGCACATGGAAACCGTTACCAAGCGTCGACGAGGGCGACTGGTATCACATTGAAGTCGAGCCACGCCTAGCGCACGACCCTGAAGCCACAAAACAAGCATTTCAAGCGGTTTTTGGGGCATTCCCCACATCACCCACAAAACCCGTCTAGGGTTAATGACCTACCCGAGAAAGTAGGTCACTTATGACACTCATCAGCAAACTTGCCATATCGCTAT